TTCAGTCCAAGCACTGGCTTCACTGGACCTGCCGCAGGTGATGTGTTCTCATCTGCTGCCATGGCTGTTACGTTCGCAATGAGCGACAACATTGCCGAGGCAACCGACAGCAACAGTGATACGCTTGGTGCGCTTGTTGGTTCAACTGCTTGGGAAATGGAAGGTACAGTGGACCTCCCAGAAATCTCAATCAAGGTCGATTCAGTTGCTGTGACCTCGGTCACTCGTAAGCTGAAGGCTTCATGGACTCCTGAGCTTGCTCAAGACCTGAACGCTTATCACAACCTTGACGCAGAGGTCGAGTTGACTGGTATCCTTTCAGAGCAAATTGCTCTTGAAATTGACCAAGAGATTCTTGCTGACCTTATCGCAGGTGCCAAGGCTTCAACCTTGTACTGGTCACGTCGCCCAGGTCTTTTCGTTAACCGATTGACTGGTGCTGATGCTACCTCTCTTGCTGCTCCACCTGACTTCACAGGTTCAGTTAGCGAGTGGTACGAGACTCTTGTCGAAACCATCAACGACGTTTCAGCGGACATTCACCGCAAGACTCTTCGTGGTGGCGCTAACTTCTTGGTTTGTGGACCAGAGGTTGCAAACATCCTTGAGTTCACCAGTGGCTTCCGAGCTTCTGTAACTCACGATGATGAGACAGGTTCAGTTGGTGCACAGCAGGTTGGTTCCATTTCCAAGAAGTGGGACTTGTATGTTGACCCATACTTCCCTCGTAACGTCGTACTTGTCGGTCGTAAGGGTAGCTCGTTCCTTGAGAGCGGATATGTCTACGCTCCTTACGTGCCTCTCCAGACGACACCAACCATCTTCCACGCTGATGACTTCACACCACGCAAGGCTGTGATGACTCGCTACGGCAAGAAGTTGGTCCGTCCTGACATGTACGGTCTTGTTGTTGTTCGTGACCTCGAAGGTTAATTAACAATAACATAGCGCAAGCTAAACAATGCCCCACCTTGACATTAGTTGAGGTGGGGTTTTGTTTTTTTGAAACTAGTTAGTAGGAGAGATGAGTTCTCGGGAGGATTTTACATGTCGCTGCCTACACTGACCCCAAAACAAACGCAGTCTACCGTCGTCTTGCCAGAAAGCTATACACCACCAGAATACGTTGCGAAAGACGACCCAAGCTATGATACTTCCGATTGGAAAGCTTTGGTCAGTACGTTCCCATTTGGAACATATGCAAACGAAGATTATTGGTTCGATGGTGGCAATCCAGACACAGAGGCGGTAAAATCATTTATGTCTGGCTCAGCAGACCAAGTTGCTTATACATATAGAAAGCTTGGTGGTGATGTTCTAGATATTGAATTAACAAAAGAACAGGTATTCGCTGCATATGAAGAAGCAGTATTAGAATATTCTTATTTATTAAACATTCACCAATCAAAAAATGTTTTATCAAACGTCTTGGGAGGAACGACAGGTTCGTTTAACCAAGATGGTATGATTACAGACGAACCAGGAAATTCTACGATTGATAAAACAGTTCATGTTTCCTTGAAGTACCCACGTTTCGACTTTGCTTATGCACGTCGTGTTACAGACGGTATCTCTGAAGAAGCAAATGTTGGAGGTTCAACAACAATTCATTCAGCTTCTTTTGATATTCAGGAAGATGTTCAAGATTATGACTTACAAGATATTATTTCAAACGATGCTGACTTCACAGATATTGTTGGAACAAATAAAATTCTAATTAAAAAAGTTTATTACCAAACACCAAAGACGATGTGGAATTATTATGGCTATTATGGTGGTGTCAATGTAATGGGTAACTTGTCAACTTATGGGCAGTTCTCTGATGATTCGACTTATGAGTTGGTCCCAGCTTGGCAAAACAAACTTCAAGCGAAAGCTTTTGAAGAATCTTTATATGTAAGAGCTTCGCACTCTTCATATGAAATTAAAAATAATAAATTAAGAATCTTCCCAACCCCAGGTGATACAACCCCAGCAAAAATGTGGGTTGAATTCTTGGTTCCTTCAGATACTTGGGACGAGTCAGATGGAATTAATAATGGCATCAGTGGTGTTAACAATATGAACACCATCCCATTGCAAAACATTCCTTATCGAAATATTAACTCTATCGGTAAGCAGTGGATTCGTCGATTCGCACTTGCTCTTTCAAAGGAAATGCTTGGTTTGGTTCGTTCAAAGTTTTCTTCTATTCCAATTCCTGGGAACGACTTGTCAATGAACGGCGATGCGCTTATTTCAGCAGGCAAAGAAGAGCAGGAAGCCCTTAGAACAGAGCTTAAGGAAACTCTTGACGAGCTTACATACGGCAAGATGCTTGAAGGCGATGCTGAAACAGTTGAAAATTCAAATAAAGTTATGCAGAAGGTGCCGACACTGATTTACCGAGGGTAAGAGGAGCTAAAAAATGGCTGATAATAAATGGGAACAACCAGACGCTCCACCACCTCCGTTATTTGCAGGTAAAAAAGAGCGAGATTTGGTCAAGCAAGTCAATGATGAGCTTATTGAGCGAGTCATTGGGCAAACAATTTTATATTATCCAATCGATTTGGAAGCATCTGAGTTCCATCCGCTTTATGGCGAGGCAATAAATAAAACTTTTCTTCCTCCAGTGAGGGTTCATGCTCTTATTGAGAAAGAAGAGACTGATACAACCTATACAAACTATGGAATTGACAAGATTAGCAATATTACTATCTTCTTTCATAAAAGAAGATTAATTGAAGACCAAGACCTTTGGGTCAGAGAAGGAGACTTCATCCAATATGACGGTCAATTATATGAAATTGCTGATTTAAGCCAGCCAAGATACTTATTTGGGCAAGATAATCAAAGATTCGAGATAAGAGCAACCTGTAGAAAGGCTAGGGAGGGCGTATTTAATGCAAGATGATAAAGATGCAAGCTTGGTTAAAGAATTAGGCGACTCTACCTTAGAAGATTTCGACTTTGCAGTGTTTAATTGGCTCAATGAGACAATGGACTTGCATACAAAGACAAATAAAGGCTGGCAAAAGACACCAGTTATCTGGGTTGCTGGAGAAAAAGTATTTCAAGCAAAAAACAACCCTGATTTGCGAGATTCATCTGGTGCACTTATTCTTCCTCTGGCAACGGTCGAAAGAACTGGCGTTGTTAAAGACAGAACAAGGCGGGGTACTGCTGCTGCCAACACTCCAAACAATTCAGACGAGAAAGGTGGCGCAATTACAATTGCCAGAAGAATTAAACAAGACAAAACTGCAACATTTGCTAATGCAACGGCTCGAAAGAAGCCACCAATTAATTTTCGAACCTCAAGCAACGAGCGAGTTGTCTATGAGGTAATAAATATTCCAAATCCAGTTTACGTTGAGGCTACTTATGTGGTAAAGTTAAGAACTGAGTATCAAGAACAAATGAACGACTTAATTCAACCATTCATGACAAGAACTGGAGGTCCAAATCACACCATAATCAAACATAATAAGCATCGCTATGAAGCTTTCATTGGTCAAGACTTTTCTTTTGAAAATACAGTGGCTGATATGGGCGATGGCGAGCGCAATTACGTCACAACAATCGAGATAAAAGTTCTCGGTGCTCTTATCGGCGATGGAGCCAATCAAGAGAAGCCAAAGCGTGCAATTCGAGAAACTATTGTCGATGTTAAACTAATGAGAGAAAGAGTAGTAATAGGAGATGAGGCTCAATTTACTGACGACAAAAAATATCGTGAGTAATTTTATCTTTTGAGGAAATCCTCTACTATTTATTAAAGAAATGCCGCAAGGCTTTTAGGTGCCCAAGCCGCAAAATAAGATATATGCTTTAAGGAGAAACAACAAATGTCCGTTAAGAAATTTAAGTTCGTATCACCTGGGATTTTCGTCAATGAGATTGATAATTCACAGTTGCCAAAAACAGGTGATGAAATTGGACCAGTAATTATTGGTACTGCGCTAAGAGGACCGTCAATGGTCCCAACAAGAATCGAGTCGTTCTCAGACTTCGTGGAGACCTTCGGTGAGCCACTCTCTGGTAGTGAAGGTTCAGATGTATGGAGAGAAGGGAACAGACTAGCACCTACCTATGCTGCTTATGCTGCTCAAGCTTACTTGCGTAATGCTTCTCCTGTTACATTCGTCCGACTTTTAGGTCAAGCACACCCAGACGGAGAAGGCAAAGCTGGTTGGATGCTTACTGACCCCGATGGAAAAGTTTTTAAAGAATCAACTGGTGCATATGGTCTTTTCATCGCCAATGGCGGTACAGGCGCAGTGAAGGCTCAGACTGACATTCAAATTAACGGTATCCGTGATGCTCAAGCTGGCTTTACTTTGGCGTTTGACAGTGACGCTGGCGGCGGTTTCGTTGCGGAAGTCACTTTGACAGAGACAAGCGGTGAGCATCCTGCTGCGAGCTTTACAGTCAGCGGCACCGCCCCAGGTGACGATGTAATTGAGTATACTCATCAAGACGGCTCAGTCACTTCAATCCGAGTTGGCGACTCTGGCGACGTTGGACTTCCAGCTACTGTACCAGGAAGCACATCGGACACAGCTTCAAATATTGCAGCGCATGTTAATGGAAATACTGATGGTCTGGCTGCGGTGGCTGATGGAGCAATCGTTCGTATCTATGAAGAAGCACGCCAAAAGACAGGTGCCGCACCCAGCCATGCTGCACAGGTCGTCGCAGGCGGCGCAGGAAACTTCGGCGCAGTGACAACTGGATACTTTGGAGCATTCGACCAGTCGTTTGCTGCATATGTCTCTCCAGCCCCAGCAAACTGGGCGGACGAGTCCGCTGC